TGGTATCAGAGCAATGGTAGCTTAAACTTCTAAGATCTTCAGTATAAGGGTCTATTCCCTCTTTCTGTAAGACTATAATAATATTTATTATGCTCTGAAAATTTGAAGTATATATGTCTTAATATTCTTTTTCTAAGTTTCAAGGGGAATTTTTGTTTGTTTTTTTATGTCTGTTTTCGATCAGTTGTCTAATTGAGGGGTGAGCTACGGCCAGATCCCTCTTAGAAAACTCTTGTATAGAAGAAGATCCACAGTAGTAGTGGTGACTTCTTCAATGATTTTCTTATTAGAACTACTTAGTAAACTTGCATATTCTTAAAAGATGTTATGCTGGTAAGAGGGGGTAAGCATTTTAAGTAATTAAGCAAAGGAGAATACTTTGATCTGGAAGGTGGAGACTCGATAAGCATCCCTTAAGTGATTTCTAAGTACGCGGAAGGCGGAAAGGATAACTTCAAGGGCTAGTAAGGGCGTAAGACGGTAAGCCTGAAAGATCAAATCAAGTATGTCTCTGATGAAAGAAATGCTTCCTAAAGCTTCTTATTAACATAATAAACTTTGAGAAAAATGTTAGTTATACTATTTAAGTTCTTACTTAGATTATATATTATAATGCTTGTTGCAATTATAAATCTATTACTAACAGTCTATAATATATCTGTTGATATTCATAATATGTGTTATAAAGGTTTGAAAAAACTTTCTGAGCATGCAAATTCTCAGATCGTATTTTTAAACAGAAGGTTTATAGCCCATTAAAAGACAGTCAGTCTTTACACTGTGATTTTGGGAGGCCTGGCCTGGTCCAGTCACTTCTCAAATCCAGAAAGGGAAGACATTGCATAATCTGTCTGGAGGGCAAGAACCGCTGTTTTTCTATGGAAAAATCCCTTGAATATTTAGATCTAGAAGTAAGGCATGTGTATCACAAATTTACTTTGGATAATAAGTATTATTACTGTTTTTCAGAAAAACAAGGGCATAAGCATAGATTCCATACTGAAGATCAACAATTAAATCTTTTGTGTGACTCGTCTTATCATATATTGCATAATCTTACTTGTTTGTGTGAAAAAATTTCAACCAGTATAGCTAAAACTAAAATATCTTTTGAAAAACTTTCAAAAAAATTAGACAATTTAGAAGAAAATCTCTCTTATCTTAAAAATCAGAGAGAAAACAGAAATATACTTATTAAAGAGGAAATTAATCAAATCCTCACAACAGAATTCCAAAAAACTAGACAAAAGAACACAGCTAGTTTTAAATCTTTGGAAGAAAAAATCCAAAGAACAGAATCTTTATTATTAAAACTCATTGGGGAATGAGTACAGAAGATCTAGAGTTAAAATTAACTCTAGAAAAACTTTCAAAAACTGAGTTTACTCCAACTCAAGGATTTACCAAGGAAGTCTCACAGTCTAACTTGATTAGACAACATAATACCATTATTGAACTTCTACTTACTCTACATCAGAAGGTTGATAAATTAACACAAAATGTTAAACAGATCCAAATCAAAGAAGCAGAGCTTAGTTCAGTAGTTAAAAATCTCCAAACGAAAAATAGTACTGAAGAAAAGCCTGTAGTTAAGACATCACCAAAGGTTTTTGCTGTTTGGGAAGACCCTAAACTGCAAGTTGAAGCCTATAAAAGAAAATATGGACAACAAGTCTACAGTCATACTTCCCACAAAGGACATAATTAGGTCCTACAGAAATCAAATTTTTCCTAAAAAGAAAAATAAGGAAATCATTATAGAAAATCTGTTAAATCCTGAACAACAGTTAGATCTGGCACGATCTAAACAAGCAAAATTAATACCAGCAGAGGTTCTCTACCAGCATGGTTTTTGGGAGACAAAACCCAAAGTATACCAACATTATAGTGAAGAGATTATATCTTGTTGTGACACAACAACACAGATAGATTTGAAGTTTTTATCCAAAAATTCAAAACATGAGTTATTATCAAAAGATTATTCCATTATTCACATAGGATTAATCTTGATAGGCATACATGGCCTTCACAGGAGAAATTATGGTTCTAAAGTAATGATAGCATTAGCAGATACTTCTGATAATATACCTCAAAAAGCTATCATAGGATCAATGGAAGTAGACATGGGAGAAAACCACGAGCTATGTTACTTTGCTCCAGATATGTCTATGACCATACAAGATTTTTGTAATTACTTTTCCCTGATTATTAAAACAAAGGGATATGAGACAATGTCTCACAGAGATAATTTACTCATTACAAAAGCCCTAGTAGGAAGAATTGGCAACAATTCTTCTTCAGCATACAGGCTAAAAATTGAAAATGTCCTAACACACCTTGCAACACAAGGAGTTAGGGCAATAGAAGGAAAGAAATTTTCCTCCACAGACTATGATGAAACAGAATGGCAAATCTCACTGAAAGAAAAGAAGAAGATGCCAACAAAATTACAGTATTGGAAAGAGTTGTCAGGCGAAAGCTCAACAGCAACTTTTACATTCACAACACCAGAAGAAAAACCAATCAAAGAGGAAATTAGTGACGAAGAAACATGTTTGTTCTTCATAGATGATTATGATGATGATTGGACATCAGAAGAATTAGAAATTCTCCAAGAAGAATTAGGAGTAATAATTGAAGAACCTTTAAATATTAGAAGAGTTCATACCCCAATTACAGAACAAGTTACAGAAACGATATCTCTTCAGCCTTTGTATGAAGAAGAACCTTTGGTAAACAGAGATATATACCAAAGAATTCTACAAGAGCAAAATCAAGAATTTGAGTGTCCAGGAAGGATGCAACAGTTAGACCAAGTTCTAATGGAAGCAGAATCCGAGAATAGGCCAACAACCTCTGTACCACAAACAAGGGTATCTGGCACACCTGTATTCGGACCACCTGCTCTACAACCAGTGCAACTTCCTCATACTATAATACAACCAAGAGGAAATGTACATACAAGACCGTATAGGTATGATCTTATACCAACTTTACCTTCGGCAAACGTACAAACAGGATCCATGCTAGTTTTACCTGAAATATCTAAATGGGAAGAAACAATTAGAAGATGGGAAAGTAATACCATCACACATGTCGCAACAAAACAATTCACAGACAACCTAGATAAGGTAATGTATGTGGAAAATTTACTAGGAGAGACTGTTAAATTATATTTCCAAAACTGGAGAACAGCTTTTCCTACAGAATTCCAAGCACTAATAGACATAGCTGAAGATACAGCTAACATAACTTCACAAATTCGTCAAATTATATTAGGTTATGACGAATACAGAGGCCAAACAGAAATGCAAAACCAGGCCCTGTTAGATCTAGAACAACTCCAGATCACAAACATGAAAGACATAGAGGCATACTCAACAACATTCTTAGCACTAGCATCTAGGACAGGTGCAGCCTTTCTCAGTCCAGAAATTAGTGCAAAATACTTCAGAAAATTGCCTCCACCTTTCAACATTAGGATTCAGGAAATGTGGACCGAAAAATTTCCAAATTGGCTAGTTGGAGTAGCCCCACGAATTGATTTTACCTACAAAATACTACAAGACCTATGTAGGAACAATGAATTACACAGGCAAGCTAAAGACTTCTCTTTCTGTAGAAGTATAGCAGTGCCAGGCCAATACAGCAGAACTACACAACCCAGAAAAACATTGCGTAGATCTACTAGGTATAAAGGTCACAATGTGAAATCAAACCAAGTTAGGAAGTTTCGAACTGACAAAGCTACAGGTAAACCATCAAAATGTAGGTGTTTTATCTGTGGAGAAATAGGCCATTTTGCTAACCAATGTCAAAACAGAAATGTTAATAGACAACGATTGGCCATATATGAAGAATTGGATCTTGAACCCCAATGGGACATAGTTAGTTTAAATGATGGTGAAGATCCAAATGATTCGGATATATGTTCTTTCTCTGATAATGAGTTAGATCAACAGGAAAGATTAGAATTTCCTACAGAAAAATTTTTAATGATCACTTTAGATTCTATTGATTGGAATCTTCAGAGAGCTAATAAAAAGCTCACAACAGATCAACAAAAATGTATGCACAACTGGAACCATCATCCAGATATTGATTACCTCAATAACAATTGTTATTTTTGCAGATTAAGACCTCCAAAAAGAGCACGAACAATATGTCTTAATTGCAATCTCTTATTATGCCGATATTGTGCAGAGCTAAAATTGAAGATTGAAGTTCCTTTAGGACAACCACCTATCCCTGTTTCTAGAGTGGATCATAGGAGGTTAATCCTAGAACAAGCTCAACATATAACTGAATTAGAACAGGAGTTAGCCCAACAAAAACAAAAAGAAAAAGATTTAGAAGCCCAATTATTAGCAGAAAAACTTTCAGGGTTTCAGTTAGGAGAATCTAGCGAGACAATCCATATGGCTTCAATTGAAGATGAAGAAGGAGTAAATGCTCTTGCTGCAGTTCAGAATAATCTCCTTAATTTTATTGCTATATTAGAAATAGGGGATAAGACTTTCTCCCTTAAAGCAATTCTAGATACGGGCGCATCAGGATGTTGTGTTCAGTATTCGGCCCTTCCAAATTACTGCTATGAGACTTTACCACAACCAGTGAACCTTCATGGTCTCAACAATATTGAAAAAGCCAAAATGAGGATTAGGTCAGGTAACATTATCCTCAACAAAGACAAATATCCTCTGCCTCTAACTTACGTTACTCCTGTTATTTCAGGAGAACTACAGTTAGTCATTGGAATGAATTTCATCCATTCTTTCAAGGGTGGAGTGAAAATAGAAGGAACATCTGTTACCTTCTACAGAAAATCAGACATATTACAAACTTCTCCTATAATAAATAAAAATCTAGTCATAGGAGAAGACGGAGAAGATGTAAACCAAGAAAGTATGTACATGATAGATGACATTCTCCTCTACAATGTAGGAAGGTTAACAGACTACGAGAACCAAATAATACCCATACTACATAAATTGGAAGAAATCCAAATTATTGGGAATGACCCATTAAAGTATTGGGAAAAGAACCAGATTAGATGCAAGCTGGACATCATAAATCCTGATCTTACAATTCAGGACAAGCCTATTATACCTTCACCAGAAATGGCGAAAGAATATGAAAAGCATATTACAGAATTACTGGCACTCAAGGTTATCAGACCTTCCCAAAGTCGCCATAGGACAGCAGCTTTCATTGTCAACAAACATTCTGAACAAGTAAGAGGTAAAAGTCGTATGGTATACAATTATAAGCGACTAAATGATAATACATACAAAGACCAATACACACTCCCAAGTATTGACTATCTCCTACTTAAAATTAAAGACAAGATTGTCTACAGCAAATTTGATCTAAAGTCAGGATTCCACCAGATTATGATGGATCCACAGAGTATAGAATGGACAGCATTTGTCTGCCCACAGGGTCATTTTGAATGGATAGTAATGCCATTCGGACTCAAAAATGCACCTTCAGTATTCCAACGAAAAATGGATAATATATTCAAAAAATATTCAGAATTTGTCTGTGTTTACATAGACGATATTTTGATATTTTCTGAAAGTATACAACAACATGTACAACATTTATTACAGTTCTTCCAAGTATGTAAGGAAGAAGGGCTTATTTTGTCAAAAACAAAATTGAAAATAGGAGTAGCAAATATAGAATTCCTTGGCCTAGAAATAGGAGAAGGAAAAGTTCAACTCCAGCCCCATATATTAAAAAATATATTAGAATTTCCTGAAGACCAATTAGAAACATTAAAGGGTCTACAGAAGTTCTTAGGGATATTAAACTATGCCAGAAATTATATCCCAAATTTGAGTAAATATACTAGAATATTTTATAATAAGTGTTCCAGCAAAGGAGAAAGAAAATTTAATTCTCAAGACTGGAAGATGGTTAGAAAAATCAAAGAAGTAATTACCAAATTACCCCCTTTGATTTTACCAAAACCACAAAGTTATATTATCATAGAGACAGATGGATCTCTAGAAGGATGGGGGGGAATTTTAAAATGGAGACCCTCTCAACAAGATTCACCTTCAACAGAAAAAATTTCACGGTATTGTAGTGGTAGCTATAAATCTGCCATCTCTGCAATAGACGCTGAAATAATGGCTTGTATATATGTATTAGATAAGTTTAAAATATTTTTATATGAGAAAAAAGAATTTACCCTTAGGACAGACTGTATTGCAATTGTAAATTTTTATAACAAACTTAATAATAAAAAATTGAATATAAATCGTTGGGTAAATTTCTGTGATTTAATTACAGGATTAGGTTTAACTGTAAAAATAGAACATATCCAGGGTAAAGATAATGTAGGAGCTGATAGACTCTCTCGAATTATTGCAGCTAGCCCCTACAGATAAAATGGCAGAAAACAAGCCAGCAGACAAAATGACAGAAAATGCAGCCAAAGGGAAAGAGTTGCCACAATTTGTAGAAGGTCAAAAAGGAAATTTCCGAATTCCTTATGGTTTGGAACTAGACAACCAACAGAAAATAATCACAAATGCCCTATGGAGAGCCACCACTTCAACAGCCAAAATAAAAGCATTAAATGCTTTATGCCATTATTTTATAAAAGAAACAAAACAAGATTTTTCTTACTTTGTTATCTTTGAAGGAAAGAAGGCAGGAGTATATTACACATGGGGAAACCTACAGAAAGCTGTAGGCAAAAGAAATACCCCTCAAGGATGGCGTGGGTTTTATACACAACAAGCTGCTGAAACTGCATTCTCTCAATACTCCAAAGCACAGCAAATTATGCCAGACATTCAAAATATTTCTGTCAAAAGAGATGCAGCAGATATTCAATCTGCACAAGATAATAACAAGGAGAAAATCCTAGAAGTTAGTAAAACTTCGAAAAGAAATATGACAGTCTTAGAGGTTGGTGAATCCTCACAGTGTAAGATCAGAATCACAGAGGAAAAAGAAACCTCATCAGAAAAAGATAGATATATACAATTTAATAAATTATCAACCTTATTACACTTGAAAAGATCTTATAGACAAAAATGGTTAGATAATTTACCAAGAGAAGTAAGTCAATTAATAAACAACAAGGTAAAAGAAACATTTTATTTTGACTTACAAATCTCCCAAGAAATTATATATGATCTAGATGAACAGAGAAAGGAAGGATTGGAAGTAGTACAGTGGACCGGGTTGCCAGTACAGAATAGTTTTGCACCAGCTATCTTAATGGCAAAAGTCAACTGGGCTATATTTGAACCAAAGCCATTAGTTGCTGAATTGTTCTTTCATGGTATGCTCTTACTCTTAAGCCTAACAGAAATGGAAGACATACCAGATTTCTTTGGACCCAAATTGCAAAATTTGCTCAGACAGTACAAACGGGATGGAAATTGCGAAATTCATATTATATCTGAGCTACCCAGAATCCGAGGAAATAACATTCTCCCGGCTACTCATCACATACTTCTCAGTAGAACCTTTCCACGATGGCTTAATTATACATCTGGTCCTTTCAACACAAAAAGTATTGGAGACATCTTGTATTATACTGAGTATTTTGTAAATTTTAAAGGACCTTCTGATGATTGGGAATTATTGGGAGAAACTCTCACAGCCAAGGTTTGGGTGCTTCACGGAATAGCATCTAGATGCCGAAGTATCACTAGCATCCCAGGACGTCAAGCTGAAGGATTTGCTATAACTCAGCCAGTAAACCTAACAGATGAAATGGATCTAGAAGGAGCCTCTACAGATTAATATCCTTCTAGAATGGGTAAAAATGTAAAATATGTTATGAATTTTACTTTCCAAAAATACCCTTTGCATAGTAAAAAAGCAAGGGTAAGCTATGTAATCTTATTTCCAGAAAATACCCTTCTATACAGTAAAAGAGAAGGGTAAGGTGTGTAATTTAGAAGGAGGTCTCTCTCTATATAAGAGACCCTCCCTCAGTTGTAAGATATAGAGAAAAAATAATAGAGAATCCTATTCTGAGTTTAATAATCCTTGGCCTCTCTCTTATACTCTGAGTACACAAGGCAAGAAGAAGAAACTCTGAAGTAAGGTATTATCTCAACCTTCGATTCTTTCTTCTCTTCTGTTCTACCTCCTTCTTGTTTTGTAAAC